CGCGGATCAGTCGATCGTAACGACGTCGCGATAATGGCGGCGCATCAGCGGCTCAAAATCGCCGTCGCGTTCTTCCCTGATCAGTTTGATGATCTCTCTGTGCTCTTTGGAGTTCATGGTCTTGCCGCTGTACGAGCAGGCTTTATCGATAAAACTATCCCTCTGCGTCTGCGCCATCTTCATCGCCTCCCTCAGATTCTTCCTCGACTTCCTCTTCAGACTCTTCCTTGATGTGTAATTCTTCTTCGTTTTCTTCCTTTAGCTGTTCGAGCATTATTCTCAGCTTCTGCGGGATAGGAATGCCGAGGCGAGCCGCGTTCTCTACTATCGAGAGGCCTTCATTGGCCAGATAGAAGAATATTGCTACCGATCTGAGCGCCAGGTTGTCTATTCCCTTGAACGCTATCATGTCGACCAGATGCGCTACGGCTACGACGGCGAATATGCCTATCTTCTTTGCGATGCCCTTGTAGCCTACCTCGCTGGAGAGCTTGCGCTCCACGGCTGCACAGAGAAAGCCTGTGCCGTAATCGATAATAACCAGAGCTACAAGGACCTTGAGGGGCAAGTCCAATTCTCCAAACATAAAGCTCAATAATCCTCCAAACAATCCGAAAAGTATCTTTCCGGACACTACCGTTTCTTTCATAAGTCATCACCTCCATCAGAATTCCCGACCGATCTGCATATACAAAAAGTGGCAAGGCGCGGGCGCCCTGCCACATAACGGCGTTGTGCCGTTTATCTTGTCATTCTGCCTGCTGCATGCTTCTGATCAGGATCTCGCACGTTATCCTCTCGACAGCTGCAGCATACTCTGTCGTCAGTTCTGATATTCTTTCGATGAGCTGAGGAACTGACAGCTTTGCCAGCTCTTCATCGCGCTCGAGATTACTCATCGTCTTCGATGATGAGTTCTTCCATTCCTGATTCGATCAGGATCTCTCTGACCTGCTCCTTGAGGAGTCTAGGGACCTGTGCGAAGGTCTTCTTTCCGAGCATTATCTTCTGAGCCCATAACATTGCCATCATTGTCTTTCCTTCCTTTCCGTATAGAATATAGAATAATAACTTACTCATAGACCAGCTCCGACATTTCGAGGAGACACTCGTCTATCATATCGAGATGTGATCCGAGCTCCTGTACCTTCTCGGTGAGCTCTTTCCTAGTCATTGGCGTGACTGGATCCGGATCGTCGTCCTGTTCGGCGTCTTTGCCCTTCTCCCAGTATTCCTCGAAGTTGGCCTCGACGTCCTCCACTGTGATCTTGTCCTTGGTAGTGAATACCGATTCATCGTATCTGTAGAAGGTGTTGCCCTCTTCATCTGTGAGTTCCTCGATATTATCTGCCAGTCTGACTGCCTTGATTCCTCCCGGAAGAGTCTCTATGAGGACCCTCTGGGGCTGGATGTTCGACTCTGTACCTTTGTAGATCATTGATCTGCTCCTTTCGTCTCTTATTGTCGAGTATAGAGTAGTGTCTGCTTACTCTTTTGGCGATGCGCATCAGCTCGTCTACGCGGTACTTCTTGCGGGCCTTGCGTGAATCCGACTGCTTGAAGTATCCATAGTATGATGTGACTGCCTGCGCCCTCTGCCTGGTTAGCGTTCCGGTGCGCTCGTATTCCTCCCACGCCCTCATGTATACTCTGCGTGCCTTTCTGAATACTCTGCGTCTTATGGTGACGTGAGTGCGGCTTATCCTGTACCCCGCCATGTCAAGCATGGGTACGCCACGCTGTGCGGGCCGGGGTAACTCCTTTCTGCGCTTCTCCTCCTCGACCGGCAGGAGCTTCATAACGCCCGTTGTCGTTCGAATGTCTACGCCCAGATTCTCGTTGCAGAACTTCTTGAGCCTGTTGACTCCAATCGTCATATTCTTGTTCGACGCCGTCATTATCGCGAAGTCGTCCATATATGACTCTACGCGGATCACTCTCCGGCTGGTCTTGCCTCTTCTTGTCTGAGTGAGTGTGTAGAGATCTGTTATCGCATAGCTCATAGCGAAATTGAAAAGCCATGCGTCGAGATAGCCGCCTATAATAAGATGCCCTCCCGGTGCTATGCTTCCGAGATATCTCATCAGCTCGATGGCGTCCTTCGCTTTCGGGATCTCTTTCTCGAGGATCTCGATGATGACGGAATACATCAGAGTCGCATAAGCGTGTACTACGTCCGTTTTCTGTATGCAGTTAATCCCGAGAGATTCCCTGAGTAGATACCTGTGCGCCTGATCCTTGAGCTTTGTCTGCCCTCTGCCTGGAATGCTCGCGTGCTGCGTAGGGTGTAGCCTAGCGTATATCAGAGGCTCTATCATGAGCTTCTCGGCATGCCCGAGGAGCTGGTGCAGTATGCACAGCAGAGCGATGTCTCGCTTCTTTCCTGTCATTCCGTCCGGTCTTGTGCGGATCTTCACCTGTTCTATGCCGTCTGGCTCCGTTCCGTTTTCGACTAGGTCTTCTATGACTCCCTGCAGCATGAGACCGAGGCTGTCGGCTACTTCCTGCCGTATAGTCCAGTCTTCATCTTTGAGGGTCTCTTCTATAACGAGTTTCCTGTCTATTCCGGCATATTCTTCAATGAATAGCAGGATGTCTTTTCTCCTCCACTTGTGCTCGAAGCATTTGAGGACCGCGCTTTTGCACAGTTCGTGATCAGGTTTCTTGAATCTCTTCGATCTCATAATCTTGGTTGTGCTCAGCAGATTTCAGTGTGTCCTGCCTTTGATCAGGCAGGGCTTCGTATTACTACCCGCTGTCTGTATTAGCAGATTTTGGCTTTCGCCAGGATATGCAGACGCATATCAGCGGGACACCTCCCGCCTTTGATCATCTGTAACCTAGCCGCGGCCGGCTGTTCCAGTTCGAGTTGCTCGGGGCATTGTTGCCATTCTCGTAGGCAACGCCAGCATTGCCGCCATTGTTCAAATTCCCGAAACGCCACGGAGAACGAACACCGGCAGAGCTCGCACCATCGAAAGCCGACTTGAAATACGTCGAAGATGATCCTCCGAACATATCCGGGAAGAGCACTCCGAGCTTTGTTCTGACGAAGCTCTTCACCCAGTTCCATCCCTGTGCGATGTTCTCGACTACGATGCCTGTGTCTCTGTAGTTTGAAGTGACGGATCCAGCGAGATGCTCGCTGTTTCTGCACTCGTATACATGATAGGTCCAGTGTGTCGAATCTTCTCCTGCCGTTACCTGGTAGAGCGGATCGAGTCCGAGGACATATGCGCCATCGAGGACCTCGATGCCCGCGATCCTTGCCGGAGTCTTTCCGTTTGTGAGCGATGCGATCGAGCCGTCCTTGTGTCCCGGCAGCTTCTCTGTCGAGCCTGTATACCACGGCATTGTCGAGATTCTTGTAGTCGCTGTTGTGTTGATCGTTTCATCGAGCTCGAGGTTGAGTGCCGTGTATGTGGTTCCGCCTACCTCTACATTCTCGATCGAGCTGATCTGTACGAGGTTCGCGAGGTTCCTCATGTCAGATCTTCCTCTGTCGGTTACTGTTACATCGCCAGGATCTCCGACGCACACACAGGATCCGACTACAAAGTTCGCGCCCTGTGCTGTAGTGACGAGCACTCTCTTGACGCCTGTCTCTGCTACTGCCGCAGTATACTGCAGGTTGTAGCCTGTGCAGCCTTCGAGGATGCTTGAGTTCTCGAGATTGAAGTGTCTCAGCTGGAACATTCTCAGCAGGAACCTTGTGTCGCAGTCGCTCCACAGGCCCTCGTAGTGTCCGCCGTTGCCGTCATCGTCCCAGAGTCTTGCGGCAGTGATGCCTGCATTCGCTGATGCGAATATGTACGGCTTTCTGCCTGCTCCGGATGTGAGTGCTCCTGCGCTGTTGAGGCCGCCTCCGAATGAAGGATGCCATGTCAGGGCTCTCTTCTTGTTGTCCGGACCTACATCTCCGGCGTCCGGATAGTATCCGCCAGCCTGTGTTGTTCTGAAGGAAATGTAGTTGTAGCTGCCGTCATTCCACTCTTTGATCCAGTGTGCCATCTGGAACGTGTAGACCGGAGCGACTTCACCTGTGACGTCAAAGTCTGCCTCTCCCTCGAATGCGATGATGTTCATCGTGCCATCCTGCAGCGAGAGTGCATTCGCTCTGATGTACCATGTCATCGGATCCTCATCCGCCCAGTCGTCGACCGCGGCTGTGTTCTCTGTGCAGAGCTGTGCAGCTGCTTTGTCTGCGAGATCATCGAGCGGAGTCATTGCCGAGAGACTGGATACTCCGGCATCGTAGGATCTCAGAGTGTATGTCTTGTCTTTCCATGCGCCTGCGAGATACTTCATGAAGCTCTCGAGGATCGCATATCTGTCCGTCAGGCCTGAAGCGATGCAGCTGTAGAAATACTCCCACCACAGATCTGTAGTGTTTGTGCCGTCTGCGTTCTTCAGGACCTTGAGACCGAAGGCCCCGAAAGAGCCTTCAAGTGCGGAGGCGATTCTTTCCCCCGTTTCCTCGCTGATCATATTGAGGTCATAAGTAATATCTGCCATCTTTTTCCTCCCTATTCTGAGACTACAACGTGCAGCTTGGCCTTCCTTGTCGTCGGGTCAATGTTCAGAGAGACGTTGCCTGCAATCTGCAGCACGTTCTTCGCTTCCTGTACCGCTTCTTCAGCCTCTTCTCTGGCTTCCGCGGCAGCTGCCGCCAGTTCCTGAACGGCTATCCTGTCCACGTTCGCGCCTGATGCGCTTGCCGCGGCCTTTCTCTCCGACTCCTTAGCTCCGGCAGCGTATTCGCCAGCTGTCGTTTTAAGTGCGCCTGCCTGCTCTGCGTAGTACTTCGAGTTGTTGTGGTAGGTCTCGTCAGTCTCTTCTACGTCTATGCCTCCGCGCTGGCCTACAGCCCACGCTTCCGCATTCTTCAGAACGTGATCGCACCTTTCCTGCAGCTCGATGTACCATGTCTTCTCCGCCGGTTCCGGTATGACCTCTCCGCCGTTCAGGCCGTCGAATACTTCGATGTCGTATGTCTTCGTCTTCCAGACGTAATCTTCTCCGACCACCTCGACACTGAATGACAGTGTGCCTACTTCATAGCAGGCAGCTGCCGGTACGAGCCAGCCGAATCGGATCTGCTCATCATTCCTCTCGACGCATCTCGCAGCATTGATGTCTGAGCTTTCCTCGGCAGACAGATATATGATCTGGATGCTCTTCTCGGAGAGATCTACTCCGTCGTAATACCTTGGCATCACGAATCTGATGAATTGCGAGCTGTCTTCTCCTGATACCATGACCTGCTCTGTGATCGGCTCGATCTCTTTGGTCTTGTGGTCTATCTCAAATATGAGATCATCCGAGAACGTGCTGTTATCATAGCCAGGTACTACTTCCCATTCCGTGCTCATTAGCTTCCCTCCTTTCTATGCTATCCTTCTCCATATATAGACAGCGATGAATGGATTCATGATGTTGATCGCTTCGCCGCCGCCTGTCGTGCCTGTGTCGCCCGTTCCGGCGCTCGTTGTGTTGAACGCTGCGCAGTTTGCTACAGTGATGGTGTGGGTATGTGCTCCGTTAGAAATACTGTCCACCGTTCCCGCAGTGCCCTGTATCGCATACCTTGAGGATCCTGATGCAGCATTCTTGTTTCTGTATATTGAATGTGCATGTCCTCCAGCTGATGCCGATGATGCCGTATGCCCATGCGCAGGGACCTGATGCGTGTGTGAAGGTCCTGTATGCTTATGTGCAGGCAGCTGCGCCTCTGTCAGCGTTACCGTCTCTTTTCCGCCGGTGCTTCCTGCAGGATGATCTGCAGATCTTCCTAGCAGGAGCTTGCCCTGCGCTTCCTCTACCCATGTGCCGCCGAACACTTCGGCCGGATTCACATTTGTAAAGCTGATGTATGCCGAGCCTACCGGGTGCATAGCTTTGCCCATCTCCGCCAACGAAGGGATCTCCTGAAACACTTTGGTCACAGATTCGATCTGGGTGCCTTCTATCAGGACATGATAGAGCGGCATGTCGTCCTGTGCGGTTCCATTGAAGATGTTTCCCGTTGTCACTGCAGGAGCGCTCGGCGTGCCGCCCAGCGTCACCTCAGATCCCCTGATGACCACCAGGGAGGCGCTTTCTATTCCGGTCGATGTATCTTTGCTATATCTGAGTGCAATGACATCTATGCGGGTTTTGTTTTGGCTGCCGTTCTCTATAGGCGCGTCTTCCGTCGCGTTCTGCGGGATTATGATGTGCCTGCCCTGGTCGACCGCGTCTCCGCTGCCGATCCGGACGAGGTTGCCCGATACCACTGTGGCCTCGAACTTCGTTCCCGTTCCGAGGACGTATCTGCCATTGCCGCAGACTCCGGCGTTGTATCTGCCGGCATCCGCCGACGATATGTGCCCGCTGCCCGCGTAGCCTGTTATCAGTTCTATTGCCATAATTAACCTACCTCGTATGAAATCACTACGTCGTCATCTTTGATCTTGATGATCTTCTTGATGACTTCCTGAGTTGCCTGTATTCCTGTGACCTCTTCTATCGTCCCGACGATATCTCCTACGTCGTATGTGATGCCTGTCTCCTCAAGGTCGATGTCCATTCCGTCCGACGCGAAGTACTCCTTCAGCTTCTCGATGGCGTCTCTGACCATGACGGCGTACCTGTCAAAAACCTGCAGATAATATTTGCCATCGACATATGGCGGAGCTACCTTGAGATCTGTGCTGGAGTAATACGTGTTTGCTCTCCATGCAGGGGCGGAGCTGTCGTTCCTGACGTAGTATTTATTGGTCACGAATGCAGGGGGATTGACATTCTCGTTCTTCGTGTATCTTGTCTTCGCTGACCACGCAGGCGCTTTCTGATGGCTGTGCTTTGTGTAGTACTTCTTAGCTTTCCATCCGGGGACCTTGTTCTTCTTGGTCTTGCTGACGTTGTACCATTGCTTCTTCTTGTTCTTCTGGAGCTCCTTGGCCGTTGCTCTGCGGTAGTAACTACCGTAGCCTGTGCTCCAGTCTGTCGGTTTCGAAGACTGCAGATCATATGTGTCGTATGAAACGCCGCTTACCGTCCTGTATTCGGCATGTGTCCCGTCGTTGAAGTACTCGTAGTACTCTCCGTAGTTAGATTTCCAATCTGACGGGGCTTTTTTCTGCTTGACGTACTTTGTGCTGGTTACGCCCGAAACTTTCTTGTATTGACCGCTCACGAGCTCGTAGTACTCTTCGTATGCCTCGTTCCAGTTGCCCGGTTTCGAGGTCAGCAGGTTGTACACCGTGCTGCCCGAGACGTTCTTGAACTTCTCTGTCTGTGCGTCGTAGTAGTAGTACGAGGAGAAGTTCTCTGCCCAGTCATACGGCTGCTTCTTCTGCAGAATGTACTTGAGGTCGACCATGGCAGCTTCTTTGTAGCTTCCGCCCGTATCGACCTCCTCTTCGTCTATGATCTCGATGTGTGGTTCGTAACTGAAGTATGCCTCGCAGTTTGTTTCCCAGTCATCCGGCTGTTCTGTCAGAGGAATGTAGTTGACCGTGATCTCCGCGTTCGGTACGTCGTAGACCTCTGCGTTCTCTTCGTGGCCAAAAAGCACTTGCTGCGACTTGTCCAAAATGTAGTCTGAGTCCTGCAGGGCTTCTGTGACGCCTTCCTTTAGGTATGGCTGTATCCCGCCATTCTCATCGGTAAAGATGTGAATGACGGCTCTGTCCTTTAGATCTCCCTGCCCCATGCAGACTATGTGATTCTTCGGTCTATAATCCTTCTCTAGTCTTAGATCTACCTGGGATGTATCAAATTCTTCGTCCTGCGAGTAGTCATCTCTAGGTTCTGCCGAGAGTACCACCTTGCCCAGGTGCCACCGCATCTTCAGCTTGGCTTCTGAGTCCTTGAGCATTTTAAGCATGCCTGTGTAGCCGTAGCAGTACCTAGGCATCTGATAGTTGAGAACCTCTATCTCCGAGTCCTCGGTTGATGCTTCGAAGATGTCTCCTGCATCGAGGCGGTCTATGAGCTCCTGAAGGACCTCATTTGCCTCCCCGGAGAGCACGAGATAATCGCTGCCAGCATCCGGTTCTATGATCTTGCTCTCGAGGATCCCGTGCCACGTTCTGCCTTTGTAGTAGATCTCTTCGCCACCTGTGCTGACGCCTATCTTGTCGATAATTCCGCCGTATTCTTCTCCTTCTACGTAGAGGTAATACTTTTCACGGCAGCAGTGATCTCCACGGTCTACGGTGCAGGAGAAATCGTTCTCACTTGATCCGTAGGCCATATCCATCTCGTAGGCGCTCAGAACGCCGATATCCCGCTTATTTTCATCTGCGTATATCAGATCCATTCTGGCTCTCCTCTCTCGTCATACAGAGTGATATCCACTTTCAGCAGCTTGTCCCTGCTTATGGCTATTGTTCCTTCGGGGATCTCCTGGAAGATGTAGCTCTCCTTGTTGCGGTCCGCGAAGATGTTCTCTTCTTCACCGTATGAGCCGTATTTTCTGATGGTCTTGTTCCTTGAGTCGATTACGGCGTATTCGCCGCTCTCGAGCTCTGTGAGAAGCTCGTAGATATGGTCTCCGACCGTTACCGATGGATTCTGGCACGGGCCGTAGAACTTGAGCTCGAACTTCGCGCTGCCGATGCAGTCGTTCTGGATGACCTCGATCAGTTCTTCAAGGTCATAGTCGAAGTCGTTATAGTCGAGGAGGCTGTCGTCATAGTCGAGTGATCCTCCTCCCTGGCTCTGATCCAGATATTGAAATTTCGTCGCCTTGGTCCAGTACGGCTTGGTGCTCAGGAGTTTGAGGCTTCTTTCTATCGACTGGAAATTCTCCTCGAACTCATCGTTTGATGTCTCAACGACGAACACTTCCTTGTACCAGTCGTTCCACCAGATCTTTCCCGGCTTGACTCTACGAATGTCTCTCTCGAAGATTCTGTGCATTCTGTAGGTGAGCTCGTTGAACTCCTCTTCATTGTCTGCCATGATACTCAGTTCTAGAGGACGCTCTTCCATCTTTTTGTAGAATCTCTTGATTCTTCCGAGGCCGTTCACTTCTGACGTGGCCGTGTACTGCCATGTGCTGCCGGTGAGTGTCTCCGGGCTCTGTGCATATATTCCGTCGCCCATGAGGTTGATGATGGAGCCTTCCGAGCCTTCATAATAAAGTTTCATGGGCTACATCACCTCCCTTACGATTCTTCCTAATTCTCTACCATTGACTTTGATGCTAGGCTGTACCATTGCGACCGCCTCTGCGATCTTGTTTCCCAGCTTGTCGTAGTCTATAGGTTGAGGCATGTGTTTCTTCACTGCTGCGCCGACATAGTCCTGCAGGACGCTGATCGGAGACACAGCCTCCGGACCTGCTTCGGCTACCCCATGCACTCCGTTCAGTGTAGGGATGAGTGTAGGTGCGTCAAAAATAACGCCCTTCGCATGCCAGCTGACACTGAACTTCGGCAAGGAACCCTTACCTCCGATTCCGAACGGAGCGGATCCGCCTGACACGCTTATGTGTGGCAGGGACAGGTTCGAGAAGACTCTTCCTATGCTCATCGGGAACATGCCTTTGATTTTGCCGAGGATCCCGGATATGGTCGACTTCGCCGACTCTATCGGACTCGTCATTGCAGTCTTGATGGCATTGAATGTCGAAGACACCGTTGACTTGATGCCATTGACAACGCTGCTGACCGTACTCCTGATGCCGTTGAATACGGATGTGACCGTACTGCGTGCAGCATTGACCGGAGTTGTGATGGCCGTCTTAATCGCGTTCCAGACTGTCTGCGTGACCGTTCTGATGGCTGTGAATACTGTCGAAATTGTATTCCTGACTGTGTTAACAGCTGTCGATATCGCAGTCTTTATGGCATTCCAGACTGTTGTCACAATATTCTTCGCATTGTTCCATGTGTTACTGAAGAACGCTACTATCGCCGTGAAAGCTGTAGATATCGTGTTCATGACGGTTTCTATCACTGTCACGACCACCGTCTTGATCATATTGAACGCCTCGTCTACGATGCGCCTGAATTCCTCGCAATGGTTGTACGCATACACGAGCCCCGCTACGAGAGCGGCTATCGCGGTTATGACAAGAAATATCGGGTTTGCCAGCATAGTCGTGTTCAGCAGCGCAAATGCTTTTTGTACTGCCTGTATCAAGCTGCTGATTGCCAGTGCTCCCGCAAGGATCCCGAGCGCAGTTGCTACGCCAGTGATCACTGCCTGTAGTGCAGGAGAGTCCTGTATCACTATGGCCATGCTGCTTATCATGTCTGCAATTACCGTCACGACATCGGACACAGCGGATGCAAGCGTGCCGCCGAGAGCCACGCTCATGCTGTTTGTGGCTTGCGCCCACGCGTCCTGCATGGTTGTTGCATCATCTGTTGTCTGTTCCAGCGCTCCTGAGTTGTTTTCGAGTGCTTCAGTCCATTGATCTATTGCGAAGTTTCCGTTCTGTACATTTGCTGCGAGTTCTTGCGCCGCCTTTGCGCCGAATACTTGCTCGACTGTCAGACCTGTGTCTCCTACCTGTGCCTGCAGTGCCTCGGATACGTTGTCGCACTCGGCTATCGCTGTGATCGCGTCCTGAAAGGCGCCTGGCACGTCGTCTGTAACAGCCGACAAGTTTCCGACCGCCTTCTTCATTCCAGACATGACGCTCGATACATTCGCGCCTCCGTCTGACAGCGAAATGAGCATTGCCAGCGCGTCCGATGTGCTGTATCCAAGTTCCTGGAACTGAATGCTGTTATCGGACAGATACCTTGTCATCTCATCTACTGACAGCTGACATGCCTGATTCGCTGTTGTCAGGTCATCCAGGAGCCCGTCCGCTTCGGAGATATCCATCCCCCAGCGGTTCATGACATTTGCAATGCTGTCGACGGCTCTTGTCCCGTCTGTTCCGGTGTGGTGTGCAAAGTTGGCCACCTTGACCGTGAGATCTTCAGCCTCTTCGCCCGTGACTCCGAATCTCGTGTTGAGTTCCGCGAGGATATTTGCGACTCCATCTATGTCCTGCCCCGAATCTGCTATCTGTGAGAATGCCGACCTTGCGGTCTGGTTGAGTTCTTCAAGCGCGTCTCCAGTTGCTCCCGTGCCTTCTACGATTGCAGCGTTTGCTTCGTCGAAGGATCCTGCCATGTCATAGACTGCGTCTCCGATTTCTTTAATTGTCGACGCTATGCCGGCATTAACGAGGATCTCGGCCATGTTATCGACCGCAGATCCCGCCTCATCAGCTGCCTGGCTCTGCCCCTCCATGCTTTGATTGACATTGTCGAGCTGAGTCTTCAGCTTCTCTTCCTCTGTCTGGGCATTGATCAACTGGCGCTCCAGCCTTGCCACCTCTTCAGAGTCTTCGCCGTATATGTCCTTCGCTACATTTAGCTTTTCTGTCAGCGCTTCCTGCTTTTGCGCATTTGCTTCGAGCTGTGCTTCGAGGAGTGATGACTTCTGTTGCAGGTATTCGGTTTCATTCCCTGTGTTCTGGAACTGGGCCTCATTGAGCTTCATCTCCGCACGCAGGGTAGACATCTCGGAATTCGCGTCCTTGATGGCGGATGTAAATTCATCCGTTTCGGCTTTGAACCGGATTTTCGCTTCGTTATTGCTACCTGCCACGACTCCTCTCACCTTCTTTCTTCATTTCCTGTGCTAGCCATCCGTCATATGCGATCTTGTTGTCGCATATGCGGTCAAGCGTGCCGATATCAGCCTCCCAAAAGAAGGAGTCTGGTATCTTCATGATCAAAACGTAATATGTGTAATAGTCCTCGAATTCTTCCAGCTCGAAACGCGGGGGCTTTATCTTCAGCGTTTCTTTTTTCGTTGCCCTTTTGAAGGCATCGGGGAACCCTGTTTTTTTTTCACTCCGTAGAGTGCGCTGAATGTCCTGGATAGTTCCTCTCGGCTTTCAGTGATTTTGTACAGAAACTCCTCGAGATTCATGACGTCATCTTCGTCGATATGAGCGCATCTGTACGCAATGTATATGAACTTGGCCATATCGAGTTCTGTCGCCTTGTCCTGATTCTTCTGCAGGTTCCTCTGCATATCGAAATACTCGTCTGCCAGCTCTTTGTTTTTCTTTGAGAGTGCATATACCGCCCCAAAGTTTAGCGTCAGCTTGAGAGTCTCTCCGTCATTTGTGCTGATCGTGTGGTATATTCCCATAATTCCCTCCTAAACAACTTAACAGGCAGCGCCTATTTAGACGCTGCCTTCTCAGTTTTCGTTTTTTTCTCTATGAAATCTCCCGCAGAGAGGATCTCGTCGATTCTCTCTTTCTTGAGGTCGAGCTTTTCTCCGGGTCTGTAGATCTTCCCGGTGTGCTTGTCCCTGAAGATTCGCTTAACAATTACCTGAGCCATGTCTCATTCCTCCGAGAGTTTACTTATGCCGTGAGCTGCGCGAGTTCGGAGCTGAATTCTGTCATCCAGTTTTCAGCGTTCAGTACGTCGCCGGTAAGCTCTGCCTCAAGAGCTTCGTATTCACCTTTGTTGTAATCATCAGGCATGTAGCTTGCTTTGATTTCAACTTCAGCGACTTCTTCGGCGCCGTTTTCGATTGAAAGAGTGTTGATCTCCTCGATCTTGCAGCGCGGGAAGCCCTTGTACATGATGTTGTCGTCTTCGTCCTTTACACGAGCCGCCACCGTAAACTCAGGCATCGCGGATGTGTTATCGAACGCGTAGACGCCAGGCTGCAGGCCGCCGTTCACCATGCCGTTGATCTTGCGGTACAGTGCGAGCTTGATGTGCGTGGAAATGGTAAGGGTGCCGTTTCCTGTAGGTTTGGTCTTTCTTTTCTTTACAACGCCCCTGCACGATTTTGTGACCGTCTTGGTTTCGCGCTCAACTTCAAGGCTGCCGACGCAGTCATCTCTTGTGAAAGAGGCCTCACCGGCTACTTTGATTGCAAGCTGGTCAAGTTCGTATGGGCTGTAGACTTCAGCAGATGTGTAACTCATCTTCTTACCTCCTAAAATTGTTCTGTTAATTTACCTATACATAGATCTATGATTTCGGATGCCGCGTCTTCAGCGCCGTGCATCATAAATTGCTGATTGCCTGCGTGTTTTTTCGTATTTGACCCATCGTCCGGGAAATACAGATAATGGTATTTCCCGCGAGCCGCAATCGTTACGGCAAGCGAGCCGTTGTCCTGCGAAAACCTTGCAGGCATTGCAGCGCTTGCTGCGGCGCCTTTGCCTTTCCAACTGCGGCCAGACGAAGGCAGCAATGTCGCAATTTTTGATTTGATTAAATCAGCGCCCTGGCCGTGCAGCACTTCGTCTATTGCGGGGCCAGCTGCACCTTCATATTTTGACATTGCATCTTGCAGGCGTTCGAATTCCGAAGCGTCCAGCGTAAACCATCCTGACATTGTTAGCACCTCTTTTCAGGGTGGTACACTACAATCGTTGCTATTTCAACGACCATGTCGGTATTGCCCTTGAATGTGTAGTAGTACGAGATGTCGTCATTCGTCACTCTGATCTTCGTGCCGGACTCATCTTTCTTCTGGAGTTCTTCTATGACCTTTTCAACATAGCCTTCAGGAATGTAGTCCTCGTGGATTATGTGGATCTCGTAGAATGTCTGCAGATCTACATGGGCAGTGTTGTTCTTTGTGGTTTTCTGCCGATTGAAAACAAAATAGTTCCAATAGTCTAGCTTTTCGGCTCTGCAGGCTCCATACCACACTCCTTCCATTTTGACGTCTCCGTCTTTGAGTTCGGTCAGTGTCTTCCTGATTCGGTCGAGTACGCTATTGTTCATGCGAGTCTCCTCACTTCCTCGAGATAGAGGAACATTTCTTCTGCCCTTGTGTCCTTGTCTAGATCTATGATGCTGTAGAGCCTGTCTTCGATCATGATCATGTGATAGTTTGTCACTTTTTCATGCAGTCTGGTCTTGACTTTGATGCTCAAAGTCCTTCCCTGGCTCTCTGCGAAGTCGAGGTCTCTTTCGCGTTTCTGTAGTTCAGCGAAGTTCAACTGCAGGATTCTCTTCATGTCCTGTTTCTGAGTTGTATTTCTAACAGCGTTGAAACTGCTCTGCTCTGATTGCGGCTGACACACAAAAAGAATCCCGTCGTTGTAAGCTGTGAATTTGCTTTTGAACCTCTTCATCGGCATCACTCTCCTGACGATTCTTTTGAAGCGGCGACCTCGTACTTGTGACGTATCTGCAGGATCTCCGCCCTGTATGCGGAGTCGAAGTCGTTCAGGCTCTCATTCCATGCGTAGAGCATGTATGCCATGTACAGGCTTCTCTCCTGCCCGGGCGCAAAATAATCGATGACAGCGCCCAACTTGTGATTGAGCGCTGCCTCTGCATCAAACATCATGTCGATTATTTTGTTGTCAGTTTTGGGATCCCGCCATGTGATATTCAGATGCCGCTTCACCGCGTCCATATGCCCGCGGACGTTCTTTGAAGTCAGCATGGTTCATATCCTCCTTATGCGCTTTCTACTTCAGCCTTCATCATGATGTAGGCCTCTTCGAGCTCGCTGATATCGAGCAGGATAGCGACGGTATTGTCGAACGCTTTACCTGTTCCGTGCATCTTGATCTTGAAGACTCTCTGGTCTTCGAGGAATCTGAAGTCATCAGAGAATGTCAGTGTGCCATCCTTTGATGTGCCGATTCCGAGGAAGTACTCTTCAGGCAGGCACAGGATGGCCTCTCCGGTCTTCACTCTGTTGCATCTGATTACGTCTGTAGGGAACGGGAATACATTGTTGATGTATGCGCCGACTCCATTCAGGACGGTTGATGCTGGCATGATCTTCTGCAGATAGTCGAGCTGGTTGCAGATGAGAGTTACTTCATCGAAGGATCTCATATTGCCGCCGTGCTTTGTGTATCCGGTCTTTGCGGATCCGTCTGTGTTTGCGGCTGTTGATGCAGCTGTGACTGCGCCTGTCGAGTCGTTGGTGTAGTACACCTCTGTGAGTGCCAGCTGAGCGAGGACGGTGCCGTATTCCTTAGGCATAAATGACGTCAGCTGGACAGCCGTCTTCTTTGGATATCCTGTGGAGCTGTTTACGGAAACGCCCTGGTGGATGTCTCTGTCGAGTCCTATCGGCTGGTTGTGTCCTGTTCCGGATACTACAGCGTCTTCGAGGGCTGTGAGGATGGATTCCTTGAGGAATGTCCTGATGTATCCGTCGAGGAATGTAGGGCCGAGGTCGAGCATGTCGAGCTCGATGACAGCGTATGCGGACAGCTTGCACTGAGTCATCTCAACGACTCTGAAGGCGGACTCAATCTGCTGTGTTACTGCGGAGTTGATCTCGCCCCATACAGCCGTCTGTACCGTGTGGTCGTTCAGGATCCAGCTTGTGAGATACTCTACGCTTGTGAAGTTGATCTTCGAGAGCAGAGGTCTCTCCTCAACGAGGTTCTTGTAGACATCCTCGATGATGGTTGTCGGCATAACCTTGTCAGAGAGGAGGCCATTCATTGTCTGCACGGTCTTCTCCTTGCCCGCCTTGATCAGGCTCTGATAGAACGCATTCTCTTCAGATGTGAGGACTCTGAATCCCCTCTGCATAAGAATGTTCTGATCTCCATGTGCGGACTCGTAGTCTGCGAGCACGCTTGCTGCGATGGCATTTCCGAACTTCTCGAACGCCTCTTCTACGGCGTGAGCATCCGGAGCCTCAGCTGTGAATACATTTCTGAGTTCTGCTGCAGCGTTCTGCACCATTGAATTGTCTCTAAGCATTATTCTTTCCTCCTTGGTTATTTATTTGAAAATGGATGTGAAAATGTTACCGAGTTTGTTCTGCGCAGGTTCCGGATCTGCTTCCGGTTCTGGCGCTGGCTCCGGATCTGGCTCCGGCGCCGGTTCAGGATCGTTCTCCTGCAGCTGGTCGAGTACCTTGTCGAGCTTCTCGTTGATCGCCGCGAAGTTCTTGATTTCTCCGTCCCGCCTGCCGATGATCGCATCCCTGATCGAGCCTATCGCTGACTGCTGCGGAGTGTCGTCATCGTCATCTTCATCGTCGATGTCCGTGGCGAAGCCGTAGTCAATGCACTCCTGAGCTGTGAGCCACGTCTCGTTGTTCATCATCTCTTTAATCTCTTCCTCCGACAGGCTGGAGACTTTCTTGTACGCCTCGATGCTCGACTGATTGATCTTGTCGTTATCCTCAGCTGCTTTGCGCATCTCTTCAGAATTCGCATATCCGAGATAGCTCATGCAGTTGTGGATCATCATCAGGCCGAGGCTGCTCATCGTTCTGAGCTCGCCTGCGCAGAATATGATCGTTGCGGCGCTGCATGCGAATCCGTCGCAGAATGTATGCACCTTTGCGGAGTGTCTCTTGAGTGCCGTGTATATCGCCAGCGCTTCGGCGACTTCTCCGCCGTAAGAGTTGATGTATACGTTGATCTCATCGACGTCCAGGCCGTCTATCTCTTTCTTGATGTCGAATGATGTGACATCAGACTCAAGCCACGGCCATGACGTGATGGTCCCGTATATGTTGATATCCGCCACTCTTCCTGCAGTTGTGATCTGGTAGTACTTCTGCTTTCTCATTCTTCCTTATTACCTCCTTCCTGCACAGATTTGAGGAACTTCTCGATCTCCTCGAAGTTCTTTGTGATGAAGTGCTTCTTGGACCAGTCGGTATTGAGAGGAGCCCGATCAAGCTCTTCTCTGATCTCGTCGATGCACATCGTCCCCGATGAAATGAGGCCGACTACGGCTGTTGCCAGGTCAAAAATGTTCTGATGCTGTATTTTGCCTGTGTCGACCTTGTAATAATTACCTTTTGAGTAGTTTTTGTAGCCTGCGCCCTTGTTGAGGGCTTCGGCGATAGCGTCTGCATACGGATCCACTCCGAAGGTCAGGAATGCTCCGATGACCTCCTTCATGCTTGTGATGTTTCCCGTCATCATCGACTCAGGGATATGGAATGCCGCCGCTACCCTCTTGTTGAATCCTTCCTGAAGCTCGACATAGTCTTTCGAGCTGGCACTGTTGCCCTTCGCGGGATCCTCTGACAGTGTGTATCCGTCGAATTCCGGATACACGGCCGAGTCTGCTTCCATGAAGTCTTTCAGCTGCTTCTTGATGTACTCTTCAAATTCCTTGTTGAACTCTTCGTCGCCAGCCTTTGTGCCTTCGATGTGCAGTTTGTACTTCGAACCTCCGCTCTGCTTCAGCTTCTTTGCCGCTGCGGTTAGGATCGGGCCGTAATCGTCATACATGCCATCTATGAGCCTTCTGACATTGACATCATCGAGCCTCATCAGATAGCTGCTGTTCTGGTCGAACGTCCTGTCGAGCGTCAGGTTGTTCCCAATCTGAACGCAGTCGAATATATCTCCGAGTATCGGGCGTTCTTCCTTACGCGAGAAGCTCCTCGCGCAGTACAAACAGCCGTCCGACGTCTCTACAACAAGCGCCTCTCCCTCTCTGATCATCTTGTTGATGACCGTGTGCCAGAAGTGTGAGGATGTTTCGTTGTTGTTAGGGCTCACATTCAGCCTGAAATAGTCCTCTCCTTTCGTCTCTTTGCCGTTTCTGAAGGTCTTGATCTCGCTCCGGGAGACTCCGTTGCTGATCAGAGACACGGCTGTGTATATTGCAAGTTCCTTGTAGTAGATCTCTGCAGGGATCTTGATGATGATAGGTTCCTTGCTGGTGTCGGCTGTCGTTTTGTTAGTTTCCGTCACCGGGTAGAACCATTCGAGAAAGTTTTGCCACATTCCCATATTTCGGTCTCCTCCCTATACTGTGATGACCGGCAGCCTCCTAGTCGTCGGTCTCTCTTTGATTTCTCCCTCTTTGACCATTGCGGCCACCAGCGCCATGAACGGATCTGTCTTCCTGCTCTTGGCTTCAATCTTGGCATAAACAAAAGAGCCCTTGTCGGCTCCTTTGATCTTTCCGTATGGCACCAGCTTGGTGTTGTTCGTTGCCCATCTGAGGACGGGGTTGTCGCCCCATGTGAAGTATTCTTCTACAAAACAGTGATTGATCACCGGAACTACTCCGAGGATATCTGTCTGTTTCACCAGATAGAGATTTTTCCTGGCGACTGAGAATCCCACCTTGTCGAGCGCATCTGACAGGAGTGTATACCTATACCTGTCGAGTGTAACCATTCTGATGTTGTATGTTTTCGCTGCGTCTGCTATGTATGCTGCGACTATCGACGGATGTATTTCGACATCGTCGACATACGTGCACATTCCCTTCTCGACCCACTCTCTCCACGGGGCCTTGATCCGCTTCAGGTCCTTCGACTCCGAGCAGATCCAGGAGTGACTGATGTCATATCTGTTGTCCCCCTTCTTAAAGTGAAGGTTTACGGATACCCAGTCTGATGTTGATGCGTAGTCGATGCCGGCTACGCAGCTCTCCCCGGTCAGGTCAGGCAGTTCCTTATTTGTCTTCTTGATCAGTTCCCACTCCGTGACAGCTGTATCCTTCAGAACGTGCGGCAGATTCATTCTCTTTGACATGAATGCCGGGAGCCTCTCCGGAGACTTGTTCCACTCTCTGTATTCTTTCCTGGTCTCCTGCATCAGGTCAGGCAAGTACGGCAGCGACGGGTTCGCTTTTGTCCAGTTTGACTCGTCATGTACATCCTCTTTGTTGTCCAGTTTGCAGATGAACGGCAGCAAACCATTGTCATCAACTCCGCCTCTCAGAATATCCTCTGCATCGGCCACGATATCATCCAGAGGGCCTTCTCTTACGTCTCCGTTGGTTGTGAAATAGGACCGGCGGGGGTGCTTTTTCTTGCCTAAACCGGTCGTAAAGACGTTTATATTGTCATAATTTGGATACTGATGTATCTCGTTGAAGATGACTATTCCCGACCTGAGTCCGTCCTTTCCTTTCGGGCTGTTTGTGCGTCCTTTGATGACGGATCTCGTCTTGACCGAGACTATTCTTTCCTTCGTCCAATGATAAAACCTGCTGATTTTCTTGTTGATTGCAGGATTCTCGAAGAAGCTCGTCAGGTCCTGCACGGGCCTTATGGCTTGCTCCTCGTTATTTGCGCAGATATCGACGTCATACTGCTTGATTCCGTGGTACGGAGACGTCAGGCAGAGAGCTTCCATCGCGATCGTTCCGTCCTTACCTGCTCCTCTTCCGATCTCGCAGAACAGGTCCGGCCATCTCGGCATCCCGGTGTCGTTCCAGTATGTGCAGTCGTGTAATCCTATGATGAATCTTTGCCACGGAAACAGGTCGAACGGTATGTACTTGTCGCAGATCTTCATGTAGTTTTCGAACTGCTTCTCGTCAACGTGGATCGCCTCATTTTCAAAGCATTGCTGTACATGCTCCACCAGGAGATGCTGCTCCTCGCAACACTTCTGAGTTCCGTTCTCCACGATATCGATCCATTCCTGTATTCCGGGCGGCAGATCACATCTCTTCATCCTCGAGTCCTAAACCAGCTTCAGGCTTTATGCCTAGCATGTCCAGGAGCTTGATCATCTGCTGGTTCGTCTTCAGTATCTGCTCGACTGAGTCATTTTTCTTTGAGCCGTACTGGCTCTCTGAATTTTTCCACTCGATGTATATGCCTCTGGCCAGCACGTCAGCGCTCGCCAGTTCCTTTATCACGTACATCTTCATGTAATCATCTACGAGATCGATGAAGTGCGGTGTGTCATTGCCACTCCGTTCCAGCTGGTCGATGAGGCTCTTGCGGATGTTTCTGTATGCGTGAGTCCTCTTTATCGTCTCAGCTGTGATCTCGCTCGGTTTTCTTTTCTTGGCCATACACCCACCCTCATATACGCGATTCTGGAACTTCTGCTTGT